TCAAACTCTTTGGCGAAGATTTGCATCTGCGATTCGCCTCTTGCCTCCATTACTTCGATTTGCCTCTCCAACTCCAAAGTCACGTCTGCAACCGCTTTCTTAGGCTCAATGCCCAAGAATCGCTGCACCGCTGCCGTCAATTTATCCCAATTCGACACGAGCAAGCCGATGGCTACCACCGCCGCGCCGATGCCTGTTGCTATGAGCGCCAAGCGAAACGCCTTCATCGCCCCTGTGCTGGTTCCGACTGCCAACGCATAGGCACGCTGCGCCGCTGCGTTCAGGTTGACCATAAGCGCGGAGTCCTTGTTCAGCGCATTGGCAACAGCCGTAGCGCCATTCACCAACGCCAACGCCGCCTGAACCTTCATCATTGCCTTCTGCACATCCTCACTCTCCTCACCGAACAGTGCTGCTGCACCCTGGGCAACAGCGAAGCCGCCTGCAATGCCTTGAATCGCAGAGGTGAACGTGTCCAGCGTTCTGGTGTCCGACGCCAACGCCTTGACCTGTGCGCTTGTGTCGCCGATAGCGTCTTTCAGCGATCCTGCCTCGGCAGCCATCCGCCGGAACTGGTCGGTGTTCTTCTGCCCCGCCGCCTCAAGGTCAAGCATCTGCTTTTGCAGGTCGCGGAGGCGTGCCTTCGCTGACTGCGTCGCCTTCTGGGTGTCGTCCTCCGCCCTGACCTTGACGGTGATCTCTTTGTCTACATCTGCCATTACTTGCCTTTTATTGGGTTGACGATTTGGGGGTAATACTCACCTTGCACCTCCGCGTTGAGGTTGTAGTTGCCAACAGGGTCGACAGACTGCGCGCTGAACTCGGCGAGGTTTAAGATGCGGCGCAGCGTCACCCGGCACATGACGTTCTGCCCGATCCTGTAATCTTTAATTTCAAGCAGCCGCCACTTGATGCCGTGCCAGTAAATCGGGATGCGGAAGTCAAGCGTCGCGATGTCGCTTACGGTCAGCAGGAAGGTTGCCTCAACCTGCATCGCCTCCTTGCTCGCTATTTCTTCGATGTAGTTCTTCCAGTAGACGTTGAATAGGTTGTTGTTGGTGTATGGCGTAAATCCCGCTTGTCCATCCGGCAAGGCAAAGTAAAGCTGCCTCGGCATACCAAACGCCAAGTCTTGGCTTGGGTTGTACGGATTGTCAACATGCCCGATGTATGGCAACGTGTCGCCACTGACCCAGCTACTTACCGTAGTCTTGAAGCCATCAATCCAAAGCCACGTTTCAACGCTGCCACTTGGCGACGGCTGCATCTTAACGTAGTTGTACTGCGCCAGCCTGTAACCTGTCTTCATGGTACGTATGCTGCCATCCGCCTCCACGTCCCACGTCCTGCCCATAACGATATTCGTGCGATACTGCGCTGGGATGACTGTTGCCGCCTTTGTTTCGATGACCTGCTCACCGCGTCCGTAGAAGTTGTCGGTGTCATACTGCCTTGATCCATAGCCTGTCTGCCAGGTGTTGCGGTACTGCTTAGATAGCGCCTCGCCACCATCGCGGTACGCAAAGGTGAAGCGCTTGCGCAATTCAGGATCGCCGCATACCATTGTCATCTCCGCGTTTTCGTCGGACTTCTGCGACCAATCAACGCCGCCGCTGGAGTAGAACGTAGTCCACGGCTCAATGTAGATGAGCGACGGATCTTGCGGCGACTGGTAGAAGTATAAATTGAACATCTTCTGCAAATCGGCGAGTAGGTCAATCTGCAAAGTGTCGGCAGGTAGCGCCGTGCGCATGTCCATTGATTGGCCGACAACGGAGAAGCGCTCCAGTAAGTTGACCTGCAACGTACCGGCATCCATCGTTGAGCCTCCTGTGTCGCAGTCAATCGTTATCTTCAACGTGCCAGCGGCGAGGAAAAGGAGGGTAGCGTCAAGAGATAGAACGCGTCCCGTAGTGCCAATTGTTTCGGTGATTTGGATGTTGTTGCCATACTGATCCTTAAGCACGTTGCCGGCATTGTCCTTAGCCGATATGATGAACGTAGTCGGGTCAGCGCCGCCAGCGAAAAGGCCTTCAAAGCGCAGTCGATATATGCCTATATATTGGCTGCTACTTGTGTACAGCCCAGTCGTAGTGTTGACCTTGCCGTCGCCACCGTTGAAGAACGGATCGCCAGTTTCGTCAAAGATGATTGTCTTTTCTTCGGCGGCATCCCACGTCACCAACTCGCTGCCAACATAGCACTTATCCGAGGCGCTAACATAAGCGAAGGCGTCGCCCGCGTAAGGGATAACCATGCGCTCAAACTCCGCAGTGTTAAAGAAAGCCGACTGATAGCGATAGCCGTGCTGCGCGAAAATCAAGTCGACCATCTTCTTGACCCAAATGTTTGGCCGCATCAACTCAATCGGGATCAACCTGTCGAAGATTGGCGTGACTGAACTAAACAGCGGCGCAAGCGGCCCTAATGGATTGCTGACATCGTAGCAGTGGAAGTGGCCAGCCGCGTCAATAATGCCGTAGACATAACCACTTGCATCGCTGTAACTATCATCCCAACTACCTGTGACCAGCGACACGCTGAAGGTGTGGTTCATGCCTGTCACGCCCACAGTGTCGACTAATTTCACGTCAGCCATGTTGCTAAATAGCGCCACCTCCTCGCCGTAGATGGCGACCTCATAGGTCGCTTGGTTCTTCATGACCGTCATCGACAACAGCTGCATAGTGCCAGCGAATACCTGAACGCCGTCACTCCACACCGCGCACTTGACCTGCTTGTTTGGTGTGAAGCCGCCAACGAAACTCTGCACGTTGTAGGCGTGGCGAAACGCGGCGTCGTTGCCCTTCGTGGATGGCAACGCAATCGTCTTGCTGAACGCACCCTTGCGCTTGGTGACGTCAGCCAAATCCTGAACGCTGAAGGTGACCGCAATGTCGGGGTCGCCCGAAACGTCAAGATCAAAGCCTGTTGATGGCGCATCCGCGTCCGGGTAGCAGACGAATTTAACGTTACTCATAGCGCGGTGTTTTCGTAGCCAACTTGAACGTCAACGCTGATCTGCTGCAACTTGTCGACCACGCGCTTGCGGACGTTGTAGGTGTTGGTCTGCACCACGACCGGCACCAGCTGCGTGCCAAGTTGAATCCAGCACTCCGAAGCGTAGATCATCTCTTGCAGCCATGTGAACTCCGCATCGGTGAGCCAGTCGCTGTTCAGCGTGTAGGTGTCGCGGTACGTCACCGACCACTGCTTATCATACACGTCATCGCCGTAGACGCTGGCGTTGTAGCCGTAGGTCTTGCGGTCAACATCGACGCGCTGCCTGTTCATCCGTGTAAACGTGTAGCCGTCAACACCGCCGTACATGTTTCGGAAGAAAACACGCAGGTCGTTGTAGCGCTGGCAGTTGTCGATGACGTAGGTGTATGCAGCGGTGCGGCTGAACGCGCTTGTATTCGTGCCTGCCGTATTGAAAGTCACCAAGACCGCAACCTTGCCTCCATTTGCAGGAAAGTTGACGCTCCCTGCACTGCCATCGGAACACTGCAACGCTGTTAGGTTGTACACTCCATAAGGGCCAGCGTTTATGATGTTGCTGATGGTTGACGTGCTGCCAGTCACCAAAAATGGTAAACGTGTTGCGGCATCGTCGTAGGTGACACGTAACGCGATGCCCGATACGTTGGCAAGGACTCCGATGAAGTCGCTCTCACTTGACGCGAGTGTCGAAGTCACTGGCCTGTTGCTGAACGTCTTAATCGCTGGAGTATCCCCCGACACCGTCGCCGCTATGTACCCACTTGGCGAATAGGCCGCGTAGTCCTGCTGGCGAAACGCTGCCTGCCACGCGATCAGCGACGCTAATGCTGTGCCGCCTGTCGCCACCGTCGGAGGTGAGCCGAACTCCTCGCGGAAGGTCAGGTTCGTGTTGACAGCGTAGCCGCCATCCTGCCAGCCGCTCGTCAGCTGTGGGATCTTCGGCGCAATCAGCGTCTCAACGACCTTGCTAACACCGAAGAAGCCGTTGTTCGTTGTGGGCAGCTTGTCGCACTTCAATCGCGCGGAGGAAAGCGACCCCGACACGTCGCAGACGTAGCGGAAGTTGGCAGAAGCGGTGTTGTTGCTCGACACAACCACGACGTCGCTGTTGCCGACAGGAAGCAGCGAAGGAAGCGCGGATATTATAGTTATGCTCATACGTTGATTGAAATTGATATTTCTTTGCCCACGACCTGCGCAATGCTGCTCACCAGTTCGTCCATCTTCGCCTCGCTTAGTACCGGGTTGAGGAATGGACGCCCCTTGATGCCTCTGCGTTTTATTGACTTGGCGATGTTGTATGCCGCCGCGTAGATTTAGTCAGCAGGGATGCCGAGTGCTTTGTCGATTGCCCACTTGCGGATCGCTGCCACGTGCGAAGGACTTGGGTTGATACTCCGAAAGCTGAACGGCGCACCCCTGTTGACACGCACGCCATTGACGCCGTATTCAACGAACTTCCAGTAGCTGGCCATCTCCATAGCGACCTGCGCGACCTTCTGCTCGACAGGCAACTCTGCGAAGCCTACCGATTGACGCAGGTTGAGCGTAGCCTTAGCGTCAACGCGTTCAATGCCCTCAACGGTCAACTTGATGACATCCTGCATCCACCGAATTAGCGCCGCGTTCACGTCAGGAGATCGCGACAGGCTGAACTCCTTAGTCACGTCAGCGCCAACGCCCAGTACGTCGCCTTCTATCTCTGTGGTAAATTTCATGCAGGTAAATATCGCAGCGCGGAAATCTATGCACTACGGCATAGCCTTCATCAGCAACAGCGCGTTCATGAACTCCCTTGCCGGCATGTTGAATACCTGGTCCATGCGCAGAGGATCTTTGCCGGCCATCCGGTAGACCACACCGACCCAGCCGTAGTTCGGCTTTTTTACGCCTTGGCCGTTGTCGTCGTCATCTCCTGATCCGTCAAAGACCTCCGCATAATCGTCAACAAAGGCTCGGAAAGCTGCAAAAAAAAAGCGGCATATCCCCAAACGTCACCCATCTTCATCTGCAACATCACCTCTGCGCGCTGCTTGTGACCCTTGCCGTCATACGCCTTCGGCCACCACTTCCACACCTTGCACTCCCTCGAAAGCGTCGCCAATATCAGGTGCAAATTGTCAATAACACCCTGCTCGCTCGTCATGTCGTAGGAATACAGCTCGACCAACTGCCCTGCGCTTATTTCGTCGATGAACCACTCAAATTGATACCACTTTCCGGCAACCTTGGCGTGACGCTTAGCCGCCAGTGACGATAGCGATTTGCTCGCCGCGTTGATCTCACCATAACGCTTGTTGACCTCCGCAATCGTCATCTTCTTGACCTGCTCGATCGGGATGCCGTCAAGAACGGCGATGACGCCGATCTTCTTGTCGCTTGTGGTGTAGATTGCGTTCGCCTCAATCGACACAATGCGCTGGAACTGGTCGACGGTGATTTTGTTGAGGATGCTCATCCTTTTATGGCTTTAAGGTAAAGTGCATAAAGTTGGCCGCATACCGTTTCACTGCGATAGTTAGCAATGTCTGCAGGTACTGTTAGCATATCGCGCTTGGTCACTGCACCTTCCGCGTTAAAGTGATAACTCATCACACCCTTGCCACACATCCACGCCTCTATCGTCGTTCTACCTATATGCAAACCACATGCAAAGTGGCATCCCTTAACCAGCGTTTCAATGTTGCTCACCGAATCGCAGTAGTGAACTGGAAAGCGGTCAATCAAGTCCTTTAAGTAGTCGCCATGATCATAACCCACCAACACAAATGGCCTGTCGTTTTCTTTGCACCACGCTGCCGCATCATAAATCATCGCCTTGCGCATGAAGTCAACAGTTCCCGCCAGCAAAACATAGCCGCCATCCTGAACGCCATCGGTGTTGAATCGGCTGTAATCAACTGGATTGTAGATGACGCTTATCTTGTTTAAGGGAACGCCATATCTTGCGTGTATTTCGTGCTTTTCGTGTTGAGCTATACTGATATACTCCTTGATGCTTTCGTGCTTCACAGGCCGCTCTAAATCGTAAAAAACGCTATGTATCGTAGCGACCTTAGGTGTAGTTGGAAACAATACGCACAGATGTTCAGTGACCTGCTTGTGCTGAACGTGTATAACGTTGTACGCCTCACGTCCTGTCAACTCTGTCCACGCCTTAACCTGCACGCCTGCCATCTCAGCCTCTGCGATCAATGGGTAGTCCATGTATGGCGAGGTGACCGTTACGTTGTGTCCCATAGCTTTCAAGCCTTTGGCAACGTGCAAGACGTACAACTCTGATCCTGTGTACTTGCGGAAAAAAAGCGATGCGATTAGGATTCTCATTTTGCTTTGATTGGTCTTGCTGGATTGCCATACGCCAGAAAGCCATCAGGAATATCGCGGGTGACAACGCTGCCTGCACCTACCAAAGCATCAACCCCGATACGAACTCCGCAGATGATTGTGCTGTTGGCCCCAATGCTACACCCCTTGCAGAAGTATGTTGACCTGAACCTACCGTTGTTCTTCCAGTCGCCAAAAACGCTCGGATAGTAGTCGTTTGTCGTCACCACGTTCGGCCCGATGAAAACATCATTGCCAATGATGCAGCCGTGATATATGAGCGCGTGATTTTGGATTTTGACGTTGTTGCCAATTTGCACTCCTGTGTCAATGTGCGCACCTTCACCGATGACACAGTTGTCGCCAATCTTGGAACCAGTGCGGATGTGTGCAAATGCCCAGACCTTGACGTTCTCGCCAAGTTCTACGCCTTCTTCTATAATTGCGGTTGGATGTATCATACTGCAAATATACTACATAATCACGTACCTACCCCCAGCGTTGGCGGATAGCTTGTTCAAGGCGACGTAACGCACCGCGTCAATGGCGTGGTTGTACCGGTCAATCGGCACTCCCAACGACGCGCCCGTGCGATCGGTGTCCCAAGTGTAGTTCCTCAACTCCTTGATCAGGTTGGTCGATTCTCTGGTCACGAGCATCGGCTGCCGCTTTAGGATGTCGATGCTGTTCCTGATGCTATCCGCGCCCTTCGTTGCCGGGTGTATGTTGAATCCAAGGCGATGCACCTCTTCGATGCTCTTGGGTTCTGCACTGTCCGCGATGATCGGCCACGACCTGCCGATGCCCAACTTCCGTAAATGTTCAGCGATGTCTTGATTGGTCAAGCCTGTGCTGTACATTAGCTCATGAACCAGTACTGCACTGCCACGCTTGTAAACGGCCACCACCGCCGTAGGGTCATTCGTGTATCCCCAGTCCAAGCCAATGGCGACCAGCTTGTCACCAGCAAAGTCGATGCCGTCAACCTGCTGCCAATCGTCAAAGACCACGCCCTGCAGTGATCCGACTTCGCCCAAGCCGTAGACCTTCCACCAGTTCGCCCAGTACGTCGATGTCGCCGCCTTGACCTGCGCCGCTTCGATGTCATCGCGTATCGTCGCCGGCAACGCCTCGTTGTCGCGGTATGTCAGCACTATCAACTCGCTGTCCTGCTCCGCCAATACCTCCGTGTGCGCCCAGAACTCCGACACCGGGTTGAAGTCGATGTAGATAGCTTCGCTTGTTCTGATGGCCAGCTGATGGTACGCCTCGAACTCGATGTTGTTGGCCTCGTTGATGTATAGCACCTGCCGCCTTGCGCCGCGTAACTTAGCCTCCTGGTCTGCGCTGAAGAATTCAATCGTGCTGCCGTTGGCGAAGGTGTAGGTTAGCAGCGTCTTGTTCCAGCCTTCGTCACGCCAGCGGTTCGTCCACTGCATGACCTTGCCAAAGTCCTTCATCGCACCACGTCGCAGGTGCGGGATTGATTCAGATACGACGCTGATCTCGGTCTTGGCCTTGGCAGCTATGTGGATTAGGACTGCGAGGATCGCGTAGGTCTTGCCCGCGCTCGTTCCGCCTTGGATGACTTTCTTTCGGGCCGTCATCCGCCTGATGCGCTTTATCGCGGTGGTGTGATGAAATGCCATTTGTAACCGAGGTGGGGTTCGAACCCACGTTTACAACTTCTGTTTACGGTCGGGGTGCGCACTCCCTAATTGTCGTTTTACCACTTAAACTACTTCGGTTTTTTCTAATATCATTTTGTTGACGTCAACGAAATGGTTTTGTGGCCATGGCAGGATTCGAACCTGCAATAAACCCCGCCATTGGGGTGTGTGTGCCTTTCCACCACATAGCCTTGTAGTCAGGACAGGATTCGAACCTGTATTTGCAGGCCCTTTCGAGCCCGTGGTTACCATTACGCCACCTGACTATTTACACAAATATACACTACTTCTCCCCAATTTCCCCCTTCAGCTTTTCAACGTAGACCGCCGCATCCATCAACTCCTCCTGCAAGTGCTGCAGCCATTGCAGTGGAGAAAGGTCATCGCGCTCCATCGTAGTGCCGTACTTCTCCTTGCCCTTTTCCGCTCTTGTCCTAAGTTGGGCAACAACGGCTTCGGTGATTGCGTCAGTCATTGAAGAGAGGTTGCTCGATTTTGACATCAGCGGTAATTTCTTGTTTTGGCAGTCCGTAGACACGCGACAACAATGTTTCCAGCGAATAGAGCGTGCCTTTCTCAAGTGACTTGCGCATCGCCCCTGCTATCGTCTTTTCCAGTATTGTCGCGCTTGGGTTCTCATAAACGCCCTTCAGTTCCTCTATCGTCATCGCCATCATAGCTTGGATCGTGTCGTTGATTTCGCTGCGCCTATATCCGTTCGCCGCCAGCGTCGTGACGTACTTGCGCGGCCTTCCGTTGGGGTTGCCGCTGGTTCCCTTTTGAAATTGTGTATGTTCGGGAGGTGTTCGCATTTTCCCTGTTATTGCCCTGTTTTATATGGCTCACCATTTCGCTTGACTTCAAGGCTTGGATCGAGTTTAAGCATCCTGTCAATTATCACTTGGCAGTACTTCGGGTCAAGTTCCATTCCGTAGCATTTGCGTTTGAGTTGGTGTGATGCAACCATTGTTGATCCGCTTCCTAAAAAGAAATCAAACACCAAACTATTTGCGTGAGAACTTATCTTCATTTCATTTGCAATTAATTCAATTGGCTTCATTGTTGGATGCAATCCACTTTCCCTCCCAAATTCCAAACATCGTGAATAGTTAACATCTTTTAATCCGTTGTTCCAGATTGCTGACTTTCTAAATAACAAAAGATATTCAATGTCGGGTCTATGAGAATCTCCAATTGGAATTGCATTTGGCTTTTTCCAAATCAAAACATTGAATGAATACCCAGCATCTCTTGCCCAAACTAAATAATCGGGCAATAACTCTTTATTGCAAAAAATATACGCATTCATATTTTTACCAAACACTAATGGCAAAACTTGTAAAAATTCTGATGGTTCAAAATTTGAAATAAATTCAATGTCTTTGCCTTGTTTCCTTAGCCCAGCACCAATACTTCCCTTTGCTCCGCCTTCTGTTTCTATTTTATACGGCGGGTCGGTAAAAACCATGTCGGCTTTCTGCCCATCCATTAACCTTGCAACTGCATCGCTATCCGTGGAATCCCCACAAAGCAAACGATGCTCGCCAATCTCGAACAGGTCGCCCAGCACGATGTCGGTCTGCACTTCGTCAGGCATTTCAAAGTCATCCTCCTCCGCTTCCAATTCCTTCGCCTGCTCAAACTCGGGAAGGTCAAGACCCCACTCGTTTAGTTCATCCGCATCCCACTGATTTGCCAGCATCTCCCAATCCCATTCGCCGCCGCTGACGTTGTCTTTGATGATGAACTG